AGGTACAACCTTCGAAGGAACGAAAGAACGCATTGATGAAATCAATGAAGCCCTTCCAGGGTATTTGGAAATCGTTCCAACCCGTTCTCGTAAAACCACCAAACAAGAGGAAAAGGCTGAATAATTGGCTCTTATTGACGACATAAAAGTTACCTTACGCCTTCGCGGTTCTGCCTATGATTCCGAGGTCAACATGCTCATATCGGCTGCATTAGCTGATATGAGACGTGTTGGCATACGTGAATCTCTCTTAGATCAAGACAATATGGCAGCTCTTCCAAAACAGGCGGTAGCTATGTATGTCAAATCTCGCTTTGGGTATGACAACGACGAAGCGGCACGTTTCGATGAAGCATATAGGCAAACAGTAATTGATCTACTCAATTCTTCCGCAAATTCCACCTACAAAGAAGGGACGGAAGATGCGATTTAACGCCGAATGCACTCTTGTTGAATTAACCCAGACGCAAGACCAAGAAGGAAACGCTGCATACGAGCGCGTGGAAACGGAAGCGTTCTGTAATGAATATTCCGTTTCTGCAACATCGTATATGGCTGCTAAAACTGCTGGACTTCACGCTGATGCAGAAATTGAACTACGCTCCATTGATTACAGCGGACAACAAATTGTTGTGGTTGATGAAATTGAATACAACATCGAACGAGTAGAAAACACTGGTGACTTTACGCGCCTTGTCTTGGCAAGGAGGGTTACCAATGAGTGATGTTTCGGTTGATGTTGATGATTTTGCACTTGCATTAGATGAAATGCTCAAAGGTTACTCGGAAGAAGTAGACGAGTCCGTTGCAAAAGCAGCTAAAACGGCAGCAAAGAAAGGCTCAAGGCTTGTTAAAAGCAACGCTAAATCTACCTTTGGCGGGACAGGCAAGTATGCAGCTTCTTGGGGTCATAAAGAGGGTAAAAAAGGTCAAGAATCATACGCTGAAATTGGCTCAACGATGCCAGGACTTCCCCACCTTCTCGAAAAAGGTCATGCAACTTTAGGTGGCGGTCGCGTTCCAGGCAGACAGCATATCGCTCCAGCAGCAGATGAAACTTTCAAGACATTTGAAGATGAACTTGAAAAAGAGATCGGCGGCATTCAGTGAGGGAGCGAGTATTCAAAGCACTAAAAGCTACAGGTATTCCCGTTGCTCATTTGGCGTTTGAAAAAGGGAAAGCGCCAAAACTTCCCTTCATGGTCTATATCCAAGGTGACTCTACGAACTTTTACGCAGATAACAGCAACTACCTAAACAAAGCAGAGTTCAGCGTTGAGCTATATCAGCAGCCTACCTCACGAGAAACAGAGAAAAAACTCGAAGCGGCTTTGTCCGAGTTTGGAACATGGTCGCGTGATGAAGAAATTTGGATTGAAAGTGAAGGCTGCATTGAGACGGTCTATCACTTCGAAGTTTACGATAAGGAGTAACAATGGCTAACACCAATAAGGTACGTTTTGGCTTGAAAAATGTTTACTACGCACTCATTGATTCTGAAACTGGCGAATATAAAACACCAGTTCGTCTACCAGGCGCAGTAAGCTTAACTATTGACGCAGAGGGCGATACCTCTACTTTCTATGCAGACGATATTGCATATTACGTAACTTCCTCTAACGCAGGTTATTCTGGCTCTATCGAGCTTGCAGCTCTTAGTGACCAAGCCTTGATTGATTTGCTTGGTCAAGAAAAAGACGATAACGGTTTTCTGTACGAACGCGCAGACGCAAACCCAGCAAGCTTCGCTTTGCTTTATGAAATCGACGGTGACCCAGACAAAAACCGTGGCGTTCTTTATAACGTCAAACTCACCCGTCCTTCTACCGAAGCAAACACGAAAGAGGATTCTACCGACCCACAGACCGTTTCGGCAGACTTCAACGCAATTGCTAAGACATTCAAGATTAACAACGTGGACGTTGACATTATCAAGGGCAGTGCTGAAT